GACCAGTCCATGTCGAGCGTCTGCGTCACGTCATCGGCCACGGAGAGATCGGCGACGTTCAGCGTTTGCTTAAACTCCCCCGCCGCCGAGTGGAAGAGATAGGAGACGGTCAGCCGCCGGACGAGGTTCGACGTGTCGCTCGGAACGCCGAACGCCCCGCCCCCGTCCGCGTCGATCGAGATCGGATCGCGCTCGGGATAGGCGAGGAGATCCGGACGAATGAGCGCAAGCGCCAGCTTCCCCTCGTGATTCCAGTAAGCCTTCCCCCCGAACGACTGGAGCCACGCGTCGAGCGTGTCGGCGCAGCGGATCGGATCGGGTCCGGAGAAACGCACCGCGCCTTCCGCCCCGATCGAATCGAAGTAGTCGGCGACGGCCGCGAAGGACGTCATGTCGAGCGGGGCCGTTCCTTCCGGCAGATAGGAGCCCTGCCGCCACGCGCCCCACACGAAGTTTTCGAGCCAATGCTGCAATTGGCGAACCGGGTTCCGGATCAGGATCCCCGTCCCGTCTCCCTTGTCGGTGAGCCCGCGCACGTCAACCGTGATGATCTTCCCTGCCTGCGTCGTCGTGAAGTCGACGACCGTAAAGACCGCGGCCCCCGTGGTGACATAGGTAATCGCGTACGCGGAGCTCGCCTGCAGGACGCCGTCCGAATACACGCCGTCGATCGTCGCTCGCCCGAGGCACGCGACGTAACGGAAGCCGGCCGTGTCGATATAGAGGCACTCACACGCGCCATTGTTTCCGACGCCGAGCGCCGAGTGCTCCCCGTAGATCACCGGGTAGCCCTGCGCGAGTGCGGTCGGGTCGATCTGCGCCCAATCGCTCGCGCTCGCCTTGCGCGTATTGTGAAAGCCCTTCGCGAGAGCTCGATCGTTCGGGCGCAGGCGCAGCGACCAGACGCCCGGCTGCGTCAGGGGCGCGGAGTCGAGGACGCCCGAGAAGCCGACGAAGGCGTCGAGTGTTGGGACATTGTCCGAGAGGAGTCGCAGGCGAGAGACGGAGCCGCGCAGGCTCCGGGGATACTTCGCCGTCAGCTTCGCGAAGTCGCGCGCCGCGTTATCGTAGAGCGTCACGCCCATTTCGACGTTCGCGATCCCCGGCTGCCGAATGTCGACATTAAAATTCGGCGCTTCTAGTTGCGCGATCTGCGGCTGCGCGCCGCCTGCCCCTGCGGTGCTATACGAATAGGTGACTCCATCAGGCGCGACCAGATCGAAGACCGCGGAGACGCGCGGAGAGCCCGGCAGCGTCACGCCCCGCGAGAGCTCGGCCCGCATCGCCGCGGAGAAATTCACGCGCGGCGCGCCGCCATAATAGACGTAGGTCATCGACCTAGCCGACCCGCTCCAGCTTCCACGGGTACGCGCGCCCCGTGCCGGCCGTTTGCTTCAGGGTCGCGACGACCAGTCGGTTGAAGGCGATCGGCCCTAGCAGCTTGATCTTCGGATCCGCGGCCGCGCCCGTATACGTCGCGTAGCCGACCGCGTTCTCGGTCCCGCCGGACAGGACGACCTCCTTCAGGCGGATCTCGGTCGTGTCGCCGCCGACCATCGCGGAGACGTCGACGTGGAGCTCATAGAAGCCCGGCGTCGTCGTGCGAACGAGCTCATGCTCGACGCTGATCGTGGCCGTTTGGGTGTTCTCGGAGACGAGAGACGGAGCCGCCATGTTTTCCCTCCGGGCCCTAGCCCGACACGAGTCCCTTCGCGCGGAGCTCCCGCACGATCGCCGACGTTCCGAGCCGGATGTTCTGGGCCATGGCCGATTCGGCGTCCTCGAAAAAGTCCTGCCGATTGCGCCGGATCACGGTCGGGTCGAGTTGGATCGTCGTCACCGGCGCGACGGTGACGTTCGCGCGCGGTTGCTTCGCGAGATCGTCGATTGAGCGAACGAGGCGTCCGATCTCGCGTCTCTGTCGCGACACTTCGCCAGCGACCGGCGACGGAGCGGACGACGGAGCCGGGGCGGGCGTCGTCGGCGTAGTCGGCCCGGGCGCGCCTCCGCCTCCTCCGCCACGGTCCCCCCCGCGGTCGCGGCCCTCTCCGTCGCCGCCCTTTCCGAACCCGCCAGCGGCAGAGATCACAGGGACGCCCTTCGGGATGATCGCGACGTGCTCGCCAGCGTGCGCGAAAAAGACCGTGTCCTCTGGGAGATACTTCGGCCCGAAGCCGCTCGCCGCAGACACGCGGTCCTGCCCCCCGGAGCGCCGATCCGGACCGTCCCCGCCGTCCGCGCCGCCCCCGGGCCCGGGCGCGCCGGCTCCGCCCCCGGGCGGGGGCGCAGGATTGTTGACCTGCGCGCGGTTGAACTCGTCGATCAGCCGTTGAATCGCCGCGGGCAACTGTCCGCCCATCAGGCGAACGAGCTCACCCATTGCCGCGACCATCGCTCCGTTGAGCTCGACGAGCTTCTTCATGGGATCTTCGAGCCCCTCGAAGAGCCCCGCGTTCTCGGCGTCGTCGATCAGTTGCTGCGTGTGCTCGTCGAGCGTGACGCCGGAGCGCTCCGCCGCTTGCTGGAGGTTGTAGAGCGCCTGCGCGTTCAGCGCGAGCGCGACGTTGTAGTCGAGCCCCGCGTTGACCATCGCGTCGATCGCTCCGGACATGTCCGACGCGATCCGATTCGCCATGTCCTGCGTGAGACGGCCGAAGCCGGAGAGCGCGGCCGCCATTTCCCCGAGCCCTTCGATGAACTCGAACGTCTCCTTGTTCGCCTCCGCGAAGTTGAAGATGCCGAGGATCTCCTCGGCGGCCGTCCCGAGGAACGCTTCCGCGTTGTCGGCGAGCCGCTGGAGCGAGGGTCGGATCGCTTCGAGCGCCTGCGAGAAGGACAGCCCGGACCGACGCAACGCCTCGAACGTCGCCGCGACGTAGGCCGCCGCGTTCGCCGCGCTCGTGAGGCCGCCGACAAACTGCCCTTCGTCGTCGAAGAGAGGCGCGAGGACTTTGTCAAGCGATCCGGCGAGCATCGCCCGCGCCTCTTGCATCGCGGCCTTCCATTGCTCGAATAGGTCCGAGAACGCTTTGATCGCCTCGTCTTTCTGCTTGGCGAGCTCCTCGGCCTCGCGCTTCGCGCCGCCAAAGAGCCCGCCGATCAGCCCGGCAATCCCGCCGACCACCGCGCCGACCGCGGTTCCTACCGGACCCGCCAGCGACCCGACCGCCGCGCCCGTCATCGCCCCGCCTGCCGCGCCTTGAATGGCGGAGCCGGTCTTCCCGCCGATCAGTCCGCCGATCTGGCCGACCGCGCCGGCGATCGCGCCAATGCGCCCCACGAGATCCTTCGACGCCCAATCCTCGAAGGCCTTCCCGATGTTCTCGACGACGCCGAGCACTTCGCCGAACTTCCCGCCGATCGCGCCAGCGAGAAGAGCGACGCCTTGCATCGCAACCTTCCACGCTTCGCCGGCCGCCTTCGTCTTGTCGGCGTTTTCGGCAGCGTCGCCTAGAGCCTTGTCGACGTCCTCGGCGGAGTAGCCCATCTTCAGGAGCGCCGCGCGCGCGAGCTCTGTATTTTTGGCGATCTCCTTCGAGCTCGTGATGGTTTCGCGCGCCTTGAGCGCGATCGTCGTCCATGAATTTTCGTAAGCGGCAGCGCGCGCAGGGTCCGGGACCGGGAGCCCGGCGCTCGGATCCGGCATCCCGACGTCCATCGCGCCTTGAGGGATTGCCCGCTGGAGCGCCTCGCCCGCCAGCGTCACGGCCGCCGCGAATGCGTTCGCTTCGGCCACTTCCTTTTGCAGCGCTGCGGCGTAGTCCTCCGCGGCCGCCGACCCGTCGCGCTGCGTGAGGTTGAACGCGGTCCCCGCGGCGTCAGCGTCGAGCATCGTCTTCTGCGCGCCAGCGAGAGAGGCGTCGAGCCCTTCGATGAAGCCGACCGCGTCGTCGACCGTCTTATTCACGTCGGCCTGTGCGGTCCGCAGCTTTAGCGCCGCGCCCTCGATCCCCGCGAGCTCGCGCCGCGCGTTGTTTGCCATTTGCGCGTAGGCTCCGCCGACGCCGGGGATCTTCGCCGCCATGTCCCCGAGAGCCACGAGCGCCCGCGCCTGCGCCGCGACGAACTCGACGACCGCGGCCGCCGACCCGTAGATCGTCGACTGGAAGAGCCCGAGCGCCTCGATCGCCGCCTGCAGCCCGGACAGGAAGAGCCGGACGCCGTCAACGGCAGAGACGAGCCCGGCCGTCACCCACGCTTGGATCTCGGAGCGGTTCGCGATGATCCATTGATTCAACTGCCCGACCGCGCTCGACAGCAGATCCACCGCGGCGCGCAGCGCTGGCGAGCTCGCGATCGCCGACCCGAATTGATTCACGGTCGCTTCGAGAGCCATCCCGAGCACGCCGACCCGGTCCCCGAAGTCGTCCGTCGCGGCGACCACGTCGGCCGACATGACAATGCCGAGCTCCTCCGCCCGCTTCATCGCCTCGCCGAGCCCCATCCCGAGGGACGCGAGGATCGGGCCGGCCTTTCCGAGGAGCTCGAACGCGAGCGCGTTCCGCTGCGTCACGTTTTCCATTGCGGACAGCTTCTCGACGACCGCCTGCAGTTGCGCCTCCGGCATGAGCCCGCCGAGAGCCTTCGCCGAGAGCCCGAGCTTCGAGAGGGCCGCGGTCGTTTCCTTCGATCCGTTGGCGATGCCACGCTGGAGCGTGAACATCCCCTTCGCGATCTGCTCGGCCTTGATCCCTGCCGCCGCGCCGGCGAACGTGAACTTCTGGAGCGATTCGGTCCCGATGCCGGTCGCCGCGGACATGTTCGAGAGCGCGTCCGCGGCGCTCGTGGCGTGCTTCACGACGAGCGCGAGGCCGGCGGCCGCGACGCCGCCGGCGGCCCCGACTGCGCCGAGGCCTTTCCCGATGTTTTTCCACGAGCCCTCTAGTTGCTTCGCGAAGCCCGAGGCCTCCTTCTTCGCCTTGTCGAGCCCGCCCGTGAACGCGGACGGGTCCACGCCGAGCTCGACGAGCAACTTCGCGAGAGTGACCGCGTCAGCCATTGTCGAGGAGATCCTCTTCGTCGAAGTCGACGCCGGGACAGGTCAGCGCGAGGGCCCGGGGCGTGACGCGATGCGCGTGCTTCTTCGACACGTGGGGGCCCACGGAGACGGCGAGCGACCACGCGAGGAGGATCCGCTCCTCGTTCCGCCGGTATCGCTCGGCCTTCATCAGCAACGCAACCTCCCACGGCGTCAGATCCCACGCCTGCGCCGGCATGAGCCGGAGCCGCAGGATCGCCAGATCGACGACGGCCTGCGGCTCGGACTCCGCTAGGATGTCTCCGTCTTCCCCTCGACGTGAATCGCGAAGTCGCCGAGGGCCAAAGGGCCCGCGGCCGCGCCCTCCTTCTCGCGCGACAGGAACTCGCCGAGCGGTTGCCCGAGGGCCCGCGTCACGGCGGAGAAGTCCTGATCGGTCGCGTCGAGCCACGCCTGCAGATGGTCCCGGAACTTCTCGTAGTCGAGGATCCGGAAACGCGGGTCGTGGCGCAGCCCCGCGAGAATGATCAGGATCGCGACCTTCGGATCCGGATCCTGAAGGGCGGAGAAGATCCCGCGCCCGTACTGCGCCCGAAACCAGTCGAGCGCCTTCAGGTCGAGGATCAGGTCATAGGTGCGATCGAGGACGACGGAGAAACCGCGCCCGGACTTCGTCGACATGCTGACTCCTTTCCGCGGGTCTGCCGCGGGTCTTTGCCGGGGCCCGCACAACGCGAGCCCCGGTCCGTCTGGTCGCCCTTACGACGTGCGGCGAACGAGCGCGCCGGACTTCGTCCCGTCCGTGGCGGGGCGGAGCGTGATGGAGATCACTTGCGCCTCGCCGACGCTCCCGCCCAAGGGTCCGTAGTTCTCCAGCATCGACCCGACCGCGTAGAACTCGGGATTCGACGTGGAGACGGCCCCGGAGTCGGGCTTGATTTGCATTCCGAATGCCGCGGCCCCGACGAGCGGGAAGAGGATCGCGTCGACGTTCGACGCGGCGAAGTCCTGCAAGGCCTCGACCGTCACCGTCCAGTCGAACATCCCCGCGAGGTTCGTCTTCGTCGTCATCCCCATTTCCGTCACGTCGAGCGCCTCGGCCCCGTAGTCGATCGTCACGCTGCGGACGTGCGGGAGGGCCGTCCCGCCGGTCAGCGGCGGTCCGCCCGACCCGGAGAGCGTCACCGTCGCGTTGTAGAACTTCGAGACAGCCATCGAATCCTCCCTCCCCTCAGACGATCGAGATCACGGCGAACCCTACTAGCGCCGTGAACGACGTCCCCGTGAACGTCCAGCGGCAGCGATAGCGATCATCCGTCGCGATCGGTCCGTTGACTTGCTTAAACTCCGACGTGAGCCCCGTCGCGGCCGCGAACGTGAGCCGGGTCGTCGCCGACGAGAACGGCGCGTTGTCATCCGACTCGATCAGCATCGTCAACGTCGTGCCGTTGAATTGCACGACGTGGAGCGTCGCGACGAGCGCCTGCGTCGCGGAGATCGCGGCGGGGAATTGGAACGCCGAGCCGTTGCCGGCCGCGACCTTTTGGATCGGCTGGAGGCCGAGGTAGCCCCGGCAGAGCGTGTTCGCGCTCTGACAGGACAGCGAGAAGGGATTGAGCTCGCCGTGACTCCCGAGCAGGGAATAGTCGGACTCGACTTCCTCGGAGAAGAAACACGGCGCGAGATCCGCGTTCTTCGAGGCGATCAGGATCGGAGCCTTCGCCGAGCCGATACGCGGGAAGAGCCCCGTGTCCGCGAAGGCGACGCCGGTCCCCGGGACTTCCGTTCCCGCGTCCCAAAAGCCGCCAGCGTCGATCGACCACGAGAAGACGCCGGGCGCGTAGTGCTTCGTCGTCATGCCGAAGACTGTCGCGTCGAGCGCCTCGACTCCGTAGGCAATCGCGACCTGATTCGACTTTCCGGAATAGTTGCGCTCGCCGAGAGCGATCAGAGCGTCGTTGAACTTTTCGACCGCCATACTCTAGGCCTCCGCTCCAACGACCACGCGTTCCTCGTGGCCGCAACGCTGGCAGATCCACGCGCCCATGACGTCGAGGCGCTCAACTGGCGGATGCGCGCACGGGGCCCCGGGGACAGGGGCCGCGAGCTCCTGCGCCGCCGCGGCATCTTCGTTCGAGAGGAGCACGTCGACTTGCGCCGTCGCCGCGGCGAGCGTCGCCCGGAGAGCCTTCAACGCGAGCCGTGTCGCCTTCGTCATTCCCACTTATCCGAGCTCCTTCGTCACGCGGCAATTGAAGGCTAGCAACCACCGCGCGTTGTTGTCACGCCCCACGGGAAACGGACTGTGCAGGAGCTCGATCCCGAGGTAGCGCGTAGCGACCGGCGTTCCACGGTAATTGTTGAGCGCCGTCCAGAGCGCGGCCGCCTTCGTGCGCGCCGTGAGGTAGGACAGCGATCGCGCGATCACTTGCAGATGCGGGAGCTCGGCGACCGTCTCTCCCATGGCATGCAGAGGGCCCTCGCCGGGCGACTCATTGAGCGAGATCGCGTCGGCCTCGCCGGGAACCTCGCCCGCCTTGTAGATCAGCCACGGGACGCCCGCCTGTGCGGCAGACGTCTTGACGGTCCCGAGGCCGAGCGTCTCGATCAAGGCCGCGACGTCGTCGAGGAGCATCGTTCAGGCTCCCCGCGTGATCTCGGCGATCGCGCGTCGCATGGCGTAGCCGATCGCCGCGACGACGCGCGCCTTGTTCGCAAAGAGGGGCTCTTCGAGGAACTTCCAGCGCGTCGGCGGCTTGTGGAACACGTCCGGGTTTTCGTGAACGTAGATCGCATACTCGGTATCAAACCCGACGATCGCTCGGATGCGCCCCCGCTCGTTCGTCACGCTGACGAAGCCCGAGTCGTGAAGCCGTCCCGTATCGTAGGGGACGATCTCCCGCGCGGGTTCGAGGACGTAGTCGTTCAGCGCATTCTCGACGGCCTCCGTGAGCTCGTCCTCGAGCGGGACTTCGGCGAGCTCCTCCAGTTGACGCCGGAGCGCGTCGACGCCCTTCAGCGTGAAATAGAAACCTTGCGGGTTCGAGCCGCCCGTGCGGAGGCCGCGGACCGAGAGCGCCACTAGAAAAAGACCTCCAGATGTAGCGCGCCGTTCGGCCACGCGAGCCGCTTCATGTCGCGGATCTTCGGCGAACTTCCGTCCGGGAGGACCACCGTGCTTTCTGGCGTCAGCCCCGGGACGTCCTCCATGTAGACTTGCGTCGAGGAGAAGAGCTCCTCCCCCTTCGAGCTCCAGAGCCGCTTCGTCTCGTGCTCGACGCGACCCTTGACGGAGAAGGCCGCGCCGGCGACCTCGACTCCGTAGGCATCGCGCGTGACCGTGAGCGTCCCCGTGATCGTGTCCTTCATCTGCGCCCGGATCGCGCTCGGGATCTGCGGCATCGCAGCCCCCTCCTACTTCTGCCCGGACGGCGACGCCGGAGCGGCCGCCAGCGCGAACCCCTGCGCGCTGGCGTTGGGGGCCCCGCTCGTCATGTTGTGTGAAATGTTGAGGCGCGAGAGGATCAGGTCGAGTTTGCGTTCGATCCGCTGCGTCCGCTCGTCCATCTTCTCGCGGTAGGTTGTGAGCTCGGACTGGTCGCGATGATACTCCTCGACCGTGGCGTCCGCCTTCGCGACGTGGCGATCGAGATCGCGCCGGATCGACACGATCTCCGCGCTCGCATCCGAGCCGACCGCCTGCCCGTTGCCGTTGCGCGGCACGAAGACCGCATCGAATACGCGGCTCCCGATCCCTGACGCGCCGGCGACGACGAGCGACGCGAGGAGCCCGAGGAGCCACCAGACTTGGCGGTTCGACTGCGCGCGGAACTCCCGGTAGACGCCCGAGGCGCTCTCGGGATGCGAGCGCCGCCACGCGGCGCGCTCGTCGTCCGACGACTGACGCCGGTCCGGCCCCGTGTAGTTGCCGGTCGATACAGAATGCCGCGTCACGGGCAGAGGTTCCGCCGGTAGGGATTGAGGAGCGCGATCACTTCGGGCGGGAAGCCGAAGCCGAGCTCGTTCGACGTCGCCGGGGCTTGGGAGATCGACAGGCTCCCGACGCTGATCGAGGCGTCGCCCGACGTTTCGTTTTCGCGGCGCTCTTGCGTGAGCATGAAGCAGGCGAGCTTCAGGCTCGCGTGAACGAGATCGACGGTCGCGAACATGCCGGCCGAGTACGTGACCTTCCAAGCGGTCGGGAATCCCTGCGAGCTCGCGGGCGTCGGGAAGCGGCCGTAGTGGCGCACGATGCCGCGGTCCCCGAGCAGGAAGTAGTCGGTCGCCGGGACCGTGTTCCCTGCGTCGTCGACGATCGACGTGATCGAGACGACCGGGTAACGGCGCAGGAACAGGCTCTTCTTCCCGCCCTCGTGGAGCTCGTCCGTCA